CTTTTTGTACACTACCACCGCCTGCTGCTCTTACAGCATCTGCAGTCATAACAAATTCATTTTTAGATAACATCGCTGGAACGTCATCTGCTTTTTCTTTTACACCAACTGGAACAAAACCACCTTGGTCTCTGTAATCTCTTTCCATAACACCACCTTGGTTCATTCTCATAATACCTGTAGGCATTTCCATCATGCCGCCACCCATAACTTTTTTTCTACCCATCATAGCTGACATTACACCTGCTCTGTAAGAATCTTCTTCGTCTTCGTCCATAGGCATTGCGCCTTTCATTAAACCTATTCGTCCACCGTCTGCAAATTTTACTGCTTTATCATAATTTTCATCTCTACCTTTTAATTTTACTCCTAAAACTCCTAAATATATATCTACATTAGGATGATCAAAAGCTTTCATTTTATCTTCTGAATTATATACTCTTAACCAATTTTGAAAATCAGGTGTTTTTGTAATTTCACTTGCATCAAAATTAGTTTTTTTCTCAAGTGCAATTATACCTTCTTCTTGTTTAGTTAAATCGTCTTCTTGTTTTTCTAAATCTTTAAATTTTTTATCATAATATTTTAAAGCATCTTTATCTAACGTTTCCTCTGCTTTATCTATAAGATCTATATTTTGAAATTTATCATCTGTTGTTTCTGCTTCTTTTTCTAAAGTTTTATATTCTTTTAACATATCAAACATTCTAGAATCTAATTTACCTTCTTTAACCATATCTTTATATTTATTAAAAAAATCTTCTCCTCTATTAAAAAGACCACTACCACTTTCTAACATTTCAGATAAATATCTATCTGTTCCAAAATTACCTGTTGAAGATCCATCTTTAAAACCTACTCTACCACCTGTTGCAAAACCTATTTGTCTAACTACATCATCTTGAGCAAATCCTGTTTTATAATGTTCAGTCCCTAAACTTCCTGCAACATCAGAATCATATCCAGCAAGTTCATATATTTCTATATAGTCTCCTCTAGTTATTGGTCCTCTACCATCATTCATTGTTGAAGCTATACTTCTAAGAGTAGTTCCTCCAGCAAATCCTATTCGTCCACCATTAGCTGCCATTTGAATTGGTGCTTCTTGCATAATGCCTTCTGGTGCTTGAGGTTGTGATCCCATGTACATATCTAAAAAACTTTTAAAGTCACCTTTAAAACCTTGACGCTTTGCTTCTTCAAAAGCTTGCATCAATTCACTCATTAAATCTAATTCAAATTCTTCTGGACCTGTCTCTGATGCCAGTCTCATGTCGCCTGTGTATTTTACATCTGGCGCTCCTGCTTCTAAACTTTTAATTCCTTCTCTGTCCATAGTGTCTCCTCCTAATCTATAGCCTACTCTGCCACCTTTTGCCATATATTCTTGAGTATTGGCTGTAATAAAATCTTTTATTTCTCCCGGTGAAGCATTTCTATTTACATTCTTATAGTACCTATCTAGTAAAGGTTCAAGTTTAGAAAGACGTTCTTTATATGTATCAGGGTCTTCTCCTTCTTCTTGTGGAAATAAATCAGATAATATTTTTATTCCTGCTCCTCCAGCAAATATCTTACTTGCTGTGCCTAAACCTGTAAATGCATTTTTAGCATTACTAAATAATCCCATTAAACCAGAACCACCACCAAAACCTTGTCCAGGTCGCATCATACCTGCTTTACCTATTAAACCTGATAATGCTCCTTTACCAAACACACCACCAAACGATGTTCCTGGTATACCAAAACCTATAGCACCTGCTATTGCAGCTTTACCTATAGGACTTTTAATAACATTTTTTACACCTTTAACGGCTTTCTTAACTAGGCTACCTAGTCCATACATTTGTCTTGGCATTTGAGATCTTGTAATCATATTTATGTTTTAGTTAATATATTATCTAGGCAGGAATTACACCTGGAATTTGTTAATTTACTAGATTTTATCTAATAAATCAAGACTATGTTGTAACTGTTCTTTTTCTAACTTCAAGCGCAGATAGCACCACATGTAGTCTGTTTGCTGTGGCGGCTGTTACTTTTAACACTTCACTTTCCTCCATTACTAGAGGGGCCGTTAATAATTCTACTGTTGCATTAGCACCAATTGCTTTAGTTTTAAACAAGCTAAATACATCGTCTGCAGTGTCTGTTACTGTTACTGTTAAGGTATCAGCATTTCCTGAATCTTCTGACACTATTATTGATTTTATAATAGCAGTTGTTGCAGATGGCACTGTGTATAGTGTTGTGACACTAGTTGCTGTTAAATCTACTTTTTTATTTACAAATGTATTAGCCAAAGTAATATGCCTCCGCTTCCGCTTCTTCTTTAATATCTTGTTGGAATGTTGTATTTAATTTTTGTACGATACTGTCAATATCTCTAACCAATGATTGTTGTATTTGTTCATCATAATCTTTTGTAGGTTGTGTAAGTGATTGTACAATTCTAGCCATTATCTTCTTCCGTCTGGTTGATAGTCTATTCTAAAAGTTCCTACTTTCCAAAATTGACTTGTGCTTGTATTATCAATCTTTAATGATATCGATCTAGCTCTAGCTCGTGTATCTATTTTTTGTGTACTAGATGTTATTGTAAAAGGACCTAATGAAGAACTAACTTCTGAATCATTAGGAAAATCTCTTAAGTTTAATGTAACTCTAGTGTCTCCTGTTTGTGATAAAAAGTCAGGTAACACTCTTCTTATTTTCATAATAAACTCACCATCACCATTTAAACCTTCTGCTCCAATATCAAAATCTCCAGACTCAATATTTGCTGTAATAGAACTTGTTGCGCCTTCTTTAACTTGATCTAATCCTTTTTCGTGTTCAAAATAAGTTGATGTACCATCAGTGCATCCAACCACATGATCTTTACCAGATGCAGCTGTTGTACTACTTGAATTATATTCTGTTGCATGTGGTTGACCAAAAACTGCAGAGTCTTGCCATGCTGATCTTGCAAGTGTACCTACTGTCCACACAGGTCTTTCGGGTGTAGAATCTAGATAATTGTAACATACCATACGGTTAACGGTTCCTGATCCAGAATTTGGATAAAACCACATAACCTCACCAAACAAGTTATTAAGACCTGCATTAATGTGTTGTTTTGGAATTGTATTAATGTCATCATAAACATGATCTTCAACTAAACACGGTAGTGATTCTAGTTTACCTGTGTATCTAAAGAAACCATTCTCTGACATCCAATATGCAGAACCATCTACCTCTACTGCTGCATTCTTACCTATCAATCCACAGTTAGTACCAACTTGTTGAAATGAAAAAGTAAAAGGACTTCCTACAAATCTCATAATAAATAAAGCTGTGTCAGTCCAAACGTATATTGCATCACGTCCACGTATCGCTCCTACAATTTTAGACCCATCTGCAAGTCTTTGTGTACCTGCTGTGTTAGTAGCTGATGGTGCATAAGAAGTTGTTGAGTCAATATTTTCTTGATCAGAAAATCTAATAAACATTTCATCTCTTGTGGATTTAGTTCCAATAGTTGTTTCTGTTCCAAAAAATATTAAGTGTCTATCGGGAGTAGATACCAAACTAAAAGCTGATGCTGTTGGAGCATTAGCAAGTAAAGTTGCTCTAGTTTCTGTGGCTGTTGTAGGATCTGAATCCCACTCAAATGTTTCTCCACCTGATATAGTTGCAATAAGTGTATTACCAAAATTATCTAAAGACCATAATCCAGGTGCCGTTACAATATCTCCAGAAGTAGTACCATTCCATGTAAAGAAATTTGATGCATCTGTAACTGTTGCACCACTTGAGTGGATTGCTGCTGTTGTACCGTTTGCTCCTCTTTT